GAACATTTTGGACTTATTTGATGAATGCTTAGAAGCTCTAGGGAAAAACAAAGAAATCTTATCAGAAGAATTAACGGCAAATTATTATGAACTGCTTTCAAACAGTTTTCCCTTTACATCTTGGGGACAAATCAAGTGGAAAGAAGTTTGTTGTCATCAATCTATAGTTTACGAGGACGAGATTTACGATTGGCTAGCTAAACACCATTTTAAAGATAGGAACATTATTATTCTTTGGGGTTACGGAGAACAGCCAGCATTAAAAACCAGTCTTGAGCATGCATTAAACGTAATTGATGATGTAACTGCCGTTGGATCAGATACTTTTATGTTTAGTGAATTTGGCTACGTTATCGAATTTTTTCATGATGGCGATGTTACAATTGGAAAGTCCCCTTTCATTGAAAGGATTAACAAATAGGTAAAATGACACAGATCGAATGATTCATTTCCACCATTTGATCCACATAACAGTTAGTTTCATCATTCTTCCATGGTAATATTTTGTTATGACGATTAAATGAAAGGATATGATCATGAAAGTATTTGAAGCCAAAACCTTGCTCACCGAGGCTGAAAAGCGAGCAAAGGAATACAAAGATTTAAAAAGTAAAATGGTCAAATTAAAGAAAGCGTTCAAAGCTGTTGCAGATTTAGATGATAGCGAGTTTTCAGGCAAAGGTGCTAATAACATCAAATCATTTTATGAAGATCAAGCTGGCATTGCTGACCAATGGATTGATTTAATTGAGATGAAAATTTCTTTCTTAACGAGTATTCCTGGTTTCTTAGAAGACGCCAACTTATCAGATGCCTACATAGAAGAAACCTTTTTAGCGCATGAGCTTGCTAACGCCTCCACCAAATCAAAATCCATCATGTCTGAACAGAAAAAAGCCATGCAAGATATATTAAATGATATCAACGATATACTGCCTTTGGATCTGTTCTCGACAGAAACTTTTAAAAATGAACTTTCGTCTGCCGAAAAGAAACGAAAAGAAGCCATTGAGAAAATGGATGAAGTTGACGAAAACTTAACATCAGAATACGGACTATCAGAAGCAAATGAACAAATGATTCAAGCTGATTATCAAGCTTTAATGAATGCGACAGCAAAAGGCAAAAGCGCCTCTCCTATTCACTATAATGCGATGGCTTATAGAGACAGTGAGATTCACAAGATGACTGAGGATGTAAAGAAACAATCAACAGACTACATCTCTTTTAAGGACCAACAGGCGGAACAAAGAAGAATAGCAAAAGAACAAGAAGAACTGGCGAACAGACCATGGTATGAAAAGTCTTGGGATGCTGTTTGTAATTTTACAGGAGAGGTCTCTGGATATTATGATTATAAAAGAGCCGCTGATGGGGTTGATCCTGTTACCGGCGAAAAGCTAACTGCTGGACAACGGGTCGCTGCCGGTGCAATGGCTGCGGCAGGATACATCCCTATCGTAGGATGGGCAGGTAAATTAGCTAAAGGCGGAAAAGCTGTTTATTCAACAAGTAAGGCATTGTATAGAGCAGACAAAGCTCTCGATGTATACAAAACACCTAAGACATTCCATGCTCTTCAAAACTCCAGCAAAGGACTTTATGGACTTGCTTCTGCAAATGGTTTTAGCGAGGCCATAACAGGACGCGATATGTTCGGGAATAAAGTCTCTAAAGAGAGGCAAGAACAGAGCCTTAGTGGAGCAATGGCAATGTTGGTTCCTTTCGGAGCTCGTGGAATTAACAAAAAGCTTAATGCAAAATCGAGTTCCCGAGTTAGCGAAACATCTACTAACACCAGCAAAAAACCTAAAGTTCCTAAAACGTACAAAAGACCAACTTATTTCCGTAAAGGCGTTAGAGATAAGGTTTGGGAAAATGCTAAGGATTCAACCGGATCTGTTAAAGACCCGTTAACAAAACAGGTAATGAAAAAAGATGAACCATGGGATATGGGTCATAAACCAGGTTATGAATTTAGAAAACATCAACAAAGTGCAATGGAAAGAAATATTAGTCGAAAGCAATTTTTAGATGAACATAATAATCCAGACCATTATCAACCTGAATTACCTTCCTCCAATAGGAGTCATAAAGGGGAAGATATGACGGATGATTACTTTGGAGATTAAGGAGAGATTGTCTAATGGGCGTTACACAAGAAAATAAAGTAATTGCTAGAACAGTTTTAGGAGCTTTTGGAGGTAAACCGAAGGTTACGAAATATTGGGATGATAACAAGAGTAGCAGCATTGATATTTTATCGGTCAGTGACCAGCCTCAGGAAGGTATCACGTCATATTCAACTCTAGGTTTGTCGGATCATTCTATTAATTATGAGGTGAATGGCACTCCGTTGCGGATAGAAATCGTAGCTGCAATGGAGTCAGCTTCAGACATATATGCTAATGTTTTATCAACTTGTGCCTTTAATATAATCAACTCAAATTTCACTTGTGCACCAGGTGTTATTTTTAAAAATGTGATTAGTATGTATGATCAGGAAACCGATATGAAACATATTATGTTCGTTCCCCCATTTTTATGGGAGGAAGATTTAGAACTACTTGAATTTAGTAACAAAAATGTTACTTGGCTAATGGCTTTACCTATATCCGAAGGAGAATTGCAAGTAGCTGAAAAACACGGCTCAGATTATTTACAAGATCTTCTGGAATCAAAACAGATTGATATTTTTGATATAAAGAGAGAATCTGTTGTTTAATGACTTTAATAAAGAAGAGTCACTTTATAAGCCCCTCTCAATGAGAAGGGCTTATTTTATTTAATTTGAAATCAGCTGCAAATAATAGAAGAAAATGACTGAGGTAAGGAGAATTCTATGATTAATGAAGAAAAACACACAAACCCTCAAGCTAATAACAATATATTTGGAAGGATAGATACCTGGTATTCTGTTCATAGGAGTTCGAACTTGAGGGAAAATAAAGAAAGACCAGCTTATTATGTGGCTGGTCCTTATCTTTAATTAAAGAAATGGTTATGTAAAGCTTTAGAAAATCCAAAACCTTCTTCTGGTCCCTTTAACCAGAGAGAAATAAACTTTTCGAAATCCACTTCTTTTTCAATATCTTTCAAAATTCTTTTAAATTCTTCAGTAAAGTTATGAAGAGAGACCTCTTCGCCATTTTTAATCTTATCAGTGTACTGGCTCGTTAACTCTCTTAATTCTTGATACTGTTTTTCACTTAAATCATAGGCCAAAACTTGATCAAATAAGCCAAACCGATCATAATCAGCTGCTAATTGTTGGACTAACCTTAGTTGAAAAGCCTGCTTCTCGACTTTTTTTTCTAGGTTGTCAAGCCTTTCTTCTACTGTTACCAATTCAAATCACCTCAATTAAAAAGCTAAGAAAGTAAATACACTTGCAATAGTTCTAGCTGTAGAAGATTTTACACCAGCATCAATTAGATATGAGGAAACCGTGTCAATAATTGCGTCCTCCACAACGTCACCTCGTTTAACTAACTCGTCCAAAGCATCTGCTACATCATCAGTATGTTTTGCGAATGTTTTTCCTGCTGATCCACCTAACTCATCGACTACCTCACCAACAATTCTCCCACCATGTCGAAGCGCACTGGCTGTTGCCTTCATTGCTTCTTTAGCAATCCATTTTTTAATACCATTTGTGTGAAATTCACCAGATTGTTCAGTTGTATTAGTTGGTAATTCGGATAGTTTAACGGGAGTTTGATAAGTGACTTCCTGCTGTGCCTGTAATGTTACCTCTTGAGCTTTGGCATGTCCATCCAACGGAAGAACTAATGATAAAGAGAATGTTAATGCAGATGTTGCTAAAAGTAATTTCTTAAACATGAAATCAATCCCTTTCTTTTAAATTATTTACATGTAAATGATAACATTATGTTCAGACTAGAAAAATAATACTTTTTACTCAAATATTAGAATAATTTTGAACTATCTGTAACAAAATAAACATAAGTATCTCCTTGAGAAAGATACTCAAGGAGACTATTTATTTACTTCAAGAGAGCTTCAAGTTTCGCTTTCGTTTTTGGTCCGTAAATACCGTCTTGAGTAAGCCCGTACATAGACTGGAATCGTCTAATTGCATCTGCTGTTTTCGGACCATACACGCCGTCAATGCCGTTGTTTTTTGCTCCTTTATCCGGGTAAAAGTATAGTGCAGCCAGTGCTTTTTGAATTTGTGTTACCTTTTCCCCTCTCATCATTGGGCTCTTCACTTTAAAAATACCGGATGGTAGCGCATATGACGTTTTTTTGCTGCTTGTGTTTGTTGTTTTCTTTTTAGCTACACTTGCTTTGCTTGAGTTTGTTTTTCCGCCCAACTTTTTCAATTCTGCTTCAATTGCAGTCTTAACTTGAATCCATCTTCCCTCTGACAAAATGCGGTGCGGGCAATACTTACCATTCCAGTCTTGATGTTTGCGGACTCGATCAATACCCCATCCACGTTCTTTAAGTAGCTGAGCCACAAACTTAATAGCAAGCTTTTCCGCTGCCTTATATCGTACCCCTCCTGACTTGCTATAACAAATTTCGACACCAATAGACTTGCGATTCCCTGTACCGTTTGTTCCATCTCCTGTGTGCCAAGCGTTACGATTCGTTGGAATACCTTGAATGACTTGTTTATCGTCTACTGCAAAGTGAAAACTTGTTGAGCTAGAGTTATTCTTCATGTAAGAAATCTCATTGGCTGCTGAAGCATCATTCGCAGTGTTATGAATAGTGATATATTCAGCTTTCATTGGATTAGGACATTTCAATCCATACTTTGATTTAGAGACTAGATTCTTTACAACTTTAATGGCCATATACCCTCTCTCCTTCTGTCAGTAAGATAAAAAAAGCCACTGGCTTAGCCAGCAGCTTTGTCTGCGTTATTCTTACTCTGTTCTTTTTCGTTCTCAATTGTTTGTAATCGATCTGTTATTGATGATGGTATTTTAACACCAATCTGTGCTAAGTTTTCAGTTATTGACAAACCTTCATTAGCGATATAAAAAAGAACGGTACCAAAGGTTAAGACACCGTTCAAATTGAGTACTGTATCAATCACGTTTGCTAAAATGACCGCAAAGAAATTGAGTAGCTTGCGGACATAGCCAAACCATGCGCTTCGACTTCGCAGTTTTTTGAATTTCCATGCCTTGATTACTCCTGTTAAAACGTCAATTATGCTAAGTACTAGAAGTAAATCAAGGTACTTCACCCCTCCAAATAAATATACTCTTGCTAAATCTAATGTTTCAAAATTGATAAACAAACTTGTCTCCTCCATTCTAATCACCTCCTCCGAGGCAAATAAAAAAGGACAGCCGGATCTTATGAGACGGCCGTCCCTCTAACTGAAAAGTTTCCATTTGTTAAAGCTGTAAGCTCCATAACAATTTCTTTAAAGCCAGTAATGCTAAAAGACCAAGCTTCTGATTTTCCTTTTGTGCTAGTGGCAAACGTTCCGTCATCCACTTTCTGCCCTCTAAGGGCTCTTTTTGTTCCCGATAAGGATTTACCCCAGAACTTCAATTCACTTGTCTCAGCCGTCCCATAAACCTCAATGAGCAACGTTTTGAATGATCCAACGGTGAATGGGTTACCCTCACCTATGGTTTCTGTTTTATCGTGAAAGACAATATCCATTGTTTTTGATTGAGTGTCTAATGAGCTAAGATTCAAGCCTTCAGTTTGAACTTTTAAACGACCATCATTAGTTAACCCGCTTTTATCTAACTGGACTGAGAACGGAGCAACTGCTGTAATAGGAACAGTATGGTTAATGTTTATATCCTCTTCACCTGCGCCCAATGACTGGTAAAGTAAGAATTCAGATTGCTGCAGGTTACCATTTGCGTATCTGAAACGGAAATATCGTTTAGTTAAATGAATCCACTCAGTCTCGCCAAGCGTATTTGCTTTAACAACCAATGAAGAGATTGTGGTCCATGAATTCATATCGTTACTTTCTTCAATGAATAAGGTACCTTCACGATCAGAATAAGCGTGACCTTTTACTTTTGAAATTAAAACCTGACCTAATCGATCTTGTCCATATTGCGTGTAGACTTCAGTGGCTTTTAAAACTGCGTTCGTCAGCAGCTCTGAATTACCGGAGATTGAAGCTACCGGCACAACAAAATCTCTGTTTCCTTCTCTGTATGGCTTGGCTGCCCCCGGCTTACCAGTTGCATCTGTTGAAAATTGAAAACTATATGATGCCATTATAAATCCTCCTTGCTATTGTAGATCATTAGTGGTGAGCATGGGTTTACAACGGAACCACCTCCTTTAAGGAAAAATAAAAAAGCCCTAAATGGCTTCTCCTGTGATCTCTTTATACTGTTCAGCTGTAATGAGTTTTTTCTCTATTCCTTCCTGTAAATCTTCGGGCGAACAATCTTTGAGATGAATTGCCTGTTTCACCATTTCAGAAGAAGCCCAGTTATAATGCAAAGCCAGCACCCAATAATTCATGAACCTTGCCCTCCTTGTAGAGTAAGCAGTTGCAACTTTATTTTTGAAAGCTCGCTTCCCAAAGTTTGGTTTAATTCTTCAAGCTGTTTACGAGCCAGTTTTTCCTGTGACAACTCTCTTGCAAGTAGATCCACTTGAACTGGTGGTTCATATGCAGATGTACTCTGAAGCTCTTCCCACCAAGTTTTTAACTCTGCTTCCGTGGGTATAGGTGCCCTAATATTCCACTCTGCTATATATGAGGGAGTTCCATCACCATTATTCTGGACAATAAAATCCTTTGTGGGATCAGCTGTTGGGTATTTAAAAAGAATAGCTTCACCTATATTCATCGTTACCTCCTAAAATCTTGGATAGTTTCGGCCTCCAAGTTCTTGTATATCAAAAAAGTTAAATACACCATTTTTATCATCTACTGCCCTTTTCAGTGTTTCGTCTCCTCCGTAATTACAGTAGCACCAGATTTCAACGTAATCTCCTTTATTCATGGGTACAGTCGCATTGCCGTTTAAACCAAGATTCATCCCATTATCCTTTTCCTGAAAGTCTCCTCTTACATGGTGCAGTGTTTTATATGCTTTTCCATTTAGGTAAACCTTCAAATGAAAGTTTATATAAGATGTATAATTTAAGGTATATATACTTGCCCCGATTAAGTACATTCCATCGTTCGGAGCAATAAATCGATTGTTTTTAGTATCAAAAGCATTATGGCTATCCTTGATGACCCTGTTAAATGCAATTTTAGTGTGATCAATCTTTTTTAAATACTGAACACCTGTAGTTCCAATATTCGCATGAGCAAAACCTGATATCTTTTGCCACGGAGTCCAGCCTGAACCACTCCACCAGTGTCTAATCCAAACTCCTGTACTGTCATAGTAAGTCCCAGACTCATTCCCTGTTCCGTAAAAGTATTGAGTGAAACGGTAATTATTATATTTTTCATTTTTGACAATGCCATAACCCAAGGGGTAGCCTGTAGTATTTCCCTGCCCAATGTCCATTAAGGTCAGTCCTAAAGGATATTCTTCCCCTCCTGTTCTTGCATCTTGAATAGCATTGTCTCCAGTAATTAACGTCAGATTGTTATTTTTATAGTTGGTATCCACGTAATATTTTGCATCCGATAAAGCCTTATCCGCTTTTTCCTGAGCTCCGACAATTGTTTCTTTTGCATTCCAATTCTCCCGTTCCACTGGTGTAATGTGCCGTTGTAAATCATTACGATGCTCTTCAAATTCTTTTTTCGAAGCTTGCTGTACATTATCAACGTTCCCTAGCCCGATTTGCGCCTTTGTTGTATTGTGAGGGTTGTTCATGTCATTTTTATGTACAGCTAAATCTTTATGCGCATCTTGAATGCCTTTCTCCCAACGGTTCACATCATCTTCATTAATCGGATCGTCCGGGAGCCAATCTGTTTTTGCATCATAAGCCATTGTTAAACCACCTCAAAAGTAATCCTAAAATCTAGCGTTCTATTATTACTAACGTCTAAATCTGTTGTTCTTTCCGTAATCACGTTGTTTTGATCATCAAGTATCTGAACACTCTTAATATGTTTGATGTCTTCCTCTCGTTGAGTAAGCACCGTGACAACGGCACCCTGAATGGTGAGTTCCACAATTTCTGTTTCATTTCCATTCAGCAGCACTTTCGATATTCTATTTTTCAAATCTGCAGCTGTACGCTCTCTATAAAGCTGTGTAATCATACAAGGACCACCTCGTTATTATTGAGCGTGACGGAATAACCTACCTTTAGCTCACTTGCTTTTCGATACCTTCTGTTATTCAAAATGACAGTATCTTTTATTTGGAGTGGCTCATTCAAAGCAGCTCGCAAGGTATATGCCAAATGAGCTGGCTTCATATTCTCCAATGTTTCTATGAGCTCGCTCATATGCTGCATATCATCTATATCAATATCAACCTTAAAACGGTACTCTCCGGGAAGCAGCCGAACCTGAGCTGACGGATTTTTCAGGAACCGGTTCAACGCGTGTTCAATGGCCCTATATGTTGCCGGCGGTATATTGGACATTTTAGAGATTAGGCGCAATCGGCGGATCTCATCGGTGTCACCTGATTCCCGCGGTACGTTCAAAATCTTTTCCCATCGTTCAAGCCCCCAGGTTGCCGTAGTAACAAACAGCTGATCTGTCAGATCAAAGATGCTGTTATTTTGCTTCTCAAATTCCGGAGCTTCCGCTTTAAGAAGTTCAGCCATTTCCTTTAACTTGGTAAGGAACGGCGGCAGGTAAGCAGTCATTTCATCGAGTTTGCTCAATGATGTTCACCTGCCCCAATTTAGGGATTTCGACGGCACTCAGAACCAAATTTTCGGCCACGCCGTTGATTTTAATATCTGCGTAATCACTTACTGAAGGTGAATTGTAGACGATATTATTAATCTGCGATAAACGGATGACGTTATCTTCAAAGGCAATCTTTTTAAAAAGATTTAAAACACCTGATTCAATTTCTTGCTTTACCTGATCGATAGAGCTATTGACCTCGGGAAGTACCTCGGCTGAAATCTCAACCTCTTTCCATACCGCACTCTCCACTGTGACAAAGGCACCTATTGGCGCTTGTCCCTCACCTTGTCCGGGTTCAGGATCAATATAGTTTTTCACCTTTGATATTAAAATATCGGAAGCAGGTTCCAAGTTAGCATTGGTCACGACAATTTTGACTGTACCGTCCCCGTTCCAAAGCGGAAAGACCTTTACCTTCCCCACTCCGTCTACTTCTTCAGCCCATTGTTTATAGTGTGCTTTATTGGCACTGACAGCTTCTCGACGCACGCGGGTAAAATATCTAGCTCTTAAACTGTCATCATCCTCTTCTTCACGTCCAGGAATCAGAATCTCTTTCACAATCGCTTTTTGAAGCCCAGGTATAGTGTCTAATGACAATAGATTCTGACCGGATATGTTTGCGTTCCCTGCTTCCCCCGCTGTTTCACACTCCAACGTCCCGTCAGCTGTGTATTGAAAATAAAGATTATCAACATAAAAGCGAGACCCTACAGGAATGGTCACGCCTTCAGTAAACTCCCCTGCCCTGACTGCTTTTGTGGCAGCAGTCCGCTCAATGCCTGCTTCAGTAGCTCGTCGATCTAAAAATTCCCCTTGGGCCGTGTCTGAGAAGACAAGTTCCAGAACAGTATCGAGCCAAATATAAGACTTGGCCAATTCTGCGGCTACAGGAGCTAACGCGTTATAAATCACGCTGCCTTCCCTTTTATCAATGTCCGCTGAAATGCTGTTCAACATTCGATCCATAATCGATTCATAGGTTTGATCTTCAAACATCCTCGCCAAGCACCTCCTCGATCTCCAATGTTCCTTCGTCAGTCTCGACTGTAAAGGAGACACGGAACGATTCGCCTTGTTTTTCTATTTCAAAATCTGTAACAGCAGAAATCCGATCGTCATAGATCAGTGCTTCCTCTATCAGCCGAGGGATCTCCATTTTCTTATATGCGTCTGTTGTTTCGTTATCTGCCAGCACGTCTTGAAGTTCATTTCCAATGTCATGACTGTAAACAGAATATGCGTATCGCTCAGTATGGAGAGACAAATATACAAACTGCTTGATCGCTTCAAGGCCTGTGATGATTTCATTTGTGATACGGCCATTTTCAAAATCTATTTTGTAGGTTTGCGAGGTCTCTATGACTTCGCTGTCATCTTCTATATCCTCAAACTCGATTTCCGGAGACAAAGCCATTCCAAACACCTCCTATATTTTGTCGAGAATAAAAAATGATTGCCCGCCTTTTAAGGAGACAATCATCACACGCTCACCTGTATTTAATGCTTCTTCACCGGCCCGCAGCCGCTTTGGAACAATAATCAAATCAGCAGGTATTATTAATTTGTCATTTTCATTAAGCCTTATTTCAACAGGGGAAACGGAAACCACTTCAGCCGGTAGAATATCCACTGGCGACTCAGAATCAACTGCACGGACAGCCAAATGTTTGATTGCTTCACTTAATCTCATGAGGAAACACCATCAGGGATAGAATTTTTCTCAACCACATCAATGGTCATCGTGTGTGTCGATCCTTTAAATTCGTGTTTGTCTGTATCGATCCAGTATGTTTTCTTAACCCCGACTTCCGGAATTGAGATATAGATGGGCAACCCGCTCTGAAGATCCGGAATGCCAATCGCTTGAATACTCTTGAGTTCTTTTTTAACACCTTTTTTCTGTGCCTGTTTGACTTTCGCACGCTCCTGAAGCTGCGCCTGGTTAATGTTATCAGAAACCGTTTCGACATACTGAAGCACACCATATTTACTGATCCCTGAGCTGTCACTTGCAGTGGCTGTGTATGTTTTATTGTCTTTCTGCCGGCGGAGCTTTACTTTTGTGGCCGTGTCATTAATTGAAGTGCTGTATTGATAGCCGGTGATGTTCACACCCGTCTCCAACACCCATACTTCTGACAGATCTGGCCAAGCGCGAAGGCCAAGCTTCCCCTTCGCAGAATATAATTGATAATTCCTTCCGGTTTGGCTTTTCGTTTGTTTCAAGGCTTTTAGAATCATGTCATAAAGGCTCGTATCATCTTTAAACACTAATGATTTAATGGTGTAACCTGTATTTGCAATGGATGTAGTCGGAATCTGAAAATCTCGCGCCAACCGTTTTATAATCTCGTCTGCACGTTGATTTGAGAAAACATAAACATCTTTGTTCTTGACCAAATATTGCAGCATATCATAAGCCGTAAAAGTCATCCAGTGTTCTTCCGGATTGCGAGAAAACACAATGCCCCGGAACAGTTCTTTGCCCTTCCACTTAAATAAAACTGTATCCCCTTCAGATACGCTGTAATATGAATGGGTTCCCTGTTTCGTAATGATCTTGGCCGTAATCGATCGCGGCGCCTGATACCGTTGCCCTTCGAGGGAAACACTTTCAGTTACCAGCTCAAGCCATTCCGTTTCTTTAATGACGAAAAGTTCTATCATGTCATCACCTGCTTACTGCGGTATTTTTAATTTTTGCCCAGGAAAGATCCAGTGTCCTGGCTGTCTTATATTCCGTTTGCTTCGTTTGATCATAGCCTTTTTATTGACTTTCCATATCTTGCGCCATTTTGTACTGTCTCCATAAAATTTGCCGGCAAGGTCCCACAGTGTATCGCCTTTCTTAACGGTGTATGTTTTAGGAGCTGATTTAGATGGCCGTTTCTTCTTCGTCTTTTTCTTCTGCTTGATCTTCCGCGGCGAAGCAGTTTTGTATTCCTTCAGCTTTATTTCATAATCACGATCACCTATATCTTTTTGGCCCTCTGTATAAGAAAAAACCTCGATACTGCAAGTTAAATTAATTTTCGTTCCAGTAATTAAGAATTGAACCGGCTTTTTAGATTTCACCCATTTCTCGATCTTTGCAATAGCATTTTCAGGAGAAGGAAATCCCTTATACTCAGCAAGCGGGCTGTGTTTCTTTGGAAAAAAAGAAGAGAACGAAATTTCTTTCGCTCCCGGTTTATCAATAAAAGTGATCTCCCCAAAACTAGCCACTTTTACTGATTCATTTTGAATTGTGTTGGATATATCAATTTGTTCAGGAAGGACCGGAAGCCGCAGCTTGTCCTTCCCTTGTGAAATCCAGAATTCATATATGGATTTAGTCAAAAGCAACGACTCCCTTCGTTCCAATGTTGATATCCTGTTCAAGCTCATCGACAAGGGCCTGCTTAATCTTAGCTACAAGACTGTTCATGTCTTGGTCATTGTGAAAATGCTGATCGCCATTAAACTGAATAATGACCTCTTTGCCACCTGCAGCTTTAAACGTTGTTTGATTACGACCCGTTGTGGCAGCTGTTACCTGACCTGAAGATAATTCAGTTTGACCTTTTTCAGATGGGTCTGTGACTTCCATTCCGAGTGCCTTAGCTGCTTGGGCTAATAAATAACGTCCACGGATGCCTCGCTCCTCCGGAATGATCCATTCCCTTTTGTTTCCTTCACCGACACGGGCAATCTGCTCTTTGGTAATAAGTCCGCCGTTAGCGTAGCCAACATATGGACCTCCATGTCTCATGCTTCTAATGCCTGGTACATTATTAATTGATCCATATCTGCTTTTGATATAGCCAATCGCAGCAGCAGCGTTGTGAATCGGGTTAAGAATGTTATTCATGCCCGGCAATTTGTGTGCGTTGAAGGTACTTGGGATTGTCTGCATGAGCCCCTGAGATGGATGTCCTGCTTTCGCATTACTATCCCATAAGTTGATTGCCTTCGGATTACCGCCTGACTCATGCTGAGCAATTGTCATCAGCCCTGGAAGCCAGCTCATCGGTGTCTTTGTAGCCATGATAGCAGCCATGAGCCATTGCTTCACATTTCCGCTTACTGCGCCCATTCCAGAATAAGCGGCAGCTAGTGAGCCTGCTTGTTTTTCAGCAAACTTTTTTACATCAACAGAATCCAGACCTTTTACAATACCTATAGAGGCAAAACGCCCAAGACTCATCATGACACGGGAAGGTGAATGAATATCCAGCTCTTCACGAAATGCCTTCTCAACTTTTTTCGCCAGTTCCTTGGCAGCCTCATTGACTTCACTTGCCTTAGAAGTCATGCCTGAAACAAAATTACCGATCATACCGCTTCCCCATCCGTTTGATGATTCTTTAGAGCGGATAAACGGCTTGTTAATATGAGTGCTGACGTATTGATCAGTACCAGTTTGTGAGCTATTTTGTCCGGAAGCAAAACCTTTGATCGTTCCGCTTCCCCATGATGAAGATTTATTAACAGTGTTCTGAAATGGCATTTTAACCTTCGTCTGCAAGAAGCCATCTGTACCGGTCGAAGTGCTGTTTTGACCTTTAGCATAACCATTGACCACTTGCTTTCCGTAATTCGGAGAATAAGAGATTAAATTGTTCATTGGTTGTCCAACGTTTTTCTGTTTCCATGCTTCCATAGAAACAACATTATCTCTAATTCCTTGATCAAAGCTCTTCGTGAACTGTTGACCAAATGATGTTGCTTGTTCATCAAGACTGGATGTGTCAATAATAGGAGATACAGAAGCAGTCACCGCCGCACTACGGACTAGCGGGGAAGTTGCCGGTTCACCTCCTGCAGATGAAGCAGACGCTATATCATCAACCACACTCATCCCTAATTTCGAAGCAGCTTGAGAAAGGAGCATTTTGCCGCGACCTTTATTATTCTCAACAGGGATAACGAATTCTTTACCAGCTTCACCAATCCAAGATATTGTTGGCTTCGTAATGTAACCACCAGTAGCATGTTTCTTTGGCTTTTCTTTTCCCGAACCAAATAAATAATTTACGCCACTCTTCACATATCCCCACGCTTTACCAGCAGTTTTTTTCGCACTTGAAGCTACTTTACCACCAACTTCTTTTACCCCGCCTAAAATACTGCTTCCCAATTCCTTTACACTCTGCCACTTTTCAGACCACCACTTCTTACTAAAAAGGGTTTCTGAGATGGAACTCTTAACACTTTTCCATATTGATTTAGCATTGTCCCATTTATTTTTGGACCAGCTTTTTACACTTTCCCATTTTCCTGACCACCACTTCTCGCTAAATAGAGTGGATTTCAGCTTTCCTTTAACTGATTGCCAAACAGAAGACGCGCTGTCCCACTTACTTTGAGCCCAACTTTTTACGCCTTCCCATTTACCTGACCACCACTTCTCACTAAACAAAGTGGATTTTATTTTTCCCTTTACGGACTCCCAAACAGATGATGCACTATTCCATTTGTTTTGTGCCCAGCTTTTAACGCCAGACCACTTTTCAGACCACCATTCACTATTAAATAAAGTGGACTTCACCTTTTCTTTTACATTAGACCATGTATCACTTAACCCATTGATGGAAGTCTTCGCATTACTCTTAATGCCTGACCATTTTTCAGACCACCATTTTTGATCAAATAATGTACTGTTTAGTTTCTTCTTTACTTCTGAACCATCAAACGCTTTACCTAAACTTGAGCCGCCCATGGTGCCTGCTATACCACCAACTAATCCACCAATAGCTGTTCCCACTCCTGGAATAACACTGCCAATAGCTGCTCCTGTAGCCGCTCCAGCAAGGCCACCGCCAGCTGATCCAATTTTTTCACCAACATTATCTTTATTCATCCCAATTAAATCGGTTGCCGCTAACGCTGTTCCTAATAGAGGGACTCCCTTTGCAAACTTGCCAACACTTTTCAGAGGACTTAAGACTTTCCCGAACTTCGATGTACCGCCTGCAGCTCTACCAGCTGAGTATAGCTCCGATCTCGTAGTGATTATTGCTGATCTTGAATCTCTAGTTGGATTAGTACCTACAGTTCTACCGGAACGCCTTCTCTCCAACCGTTCAGATGACACAGCAATTGAACTATCAGAAGGGTTCATTCGGTTTGGATTACCGCGTCGACCTAAAACTCTTTTCCCTCGTCTTCTACGAATGCGATCATTTTTACCTCCATCGCTACAACAGCAATATGTCAAGCTGCCGCTTCGAGGTAAACTCGTTGGACCTGTGGCAGTTTTGGATTCTCTGCCCCTTGTGCTAGCATTACGATTACTGTTTCTATTCCTCCTTTCACTTTGCGTATTAGTACCAGCTTTAGGAGTACGTTTTGGAATTAATTTTCGGATTACGCCTGCTGCATCACTTCCGACAGTACCTATGCCTTTTAACAGCGGACGAAGTATTTTCAAATAACCAATCAATCCAATTAAAGAGGGGATCACAACTTTAATCGCTGTTTTCAAATCATCCCAATGGTTGACGCTCCACTCAATGGCTACGTTTAACTTATCACCTATCTCCTCACCTAGATCAGCAATATCTTTTTTGATCTCTTTAAGTTTTTCCTGACCTTCTTTACTGTTAATGAACGAGCTGATTTTATCAAAGGCCGGTCCTAATCCAGTTAGCAGAGAGGTTCCCATATCCTTAGATATGCTTTCAAAATCTCTCATGGCATCATTAACCGGTGTCATCGGGTTATTATCCCGAAGTTTCGTAAAGCTTCGTTCCAATTCACCGCTTGTTTTGGCACTTGTACCAATACCCTCAGCCATATCTAAAATAGGCTGCTTAAGGTCTTCATATTGTGTCCCGATAAGCTCAGTCGCAATAGCAGCCCGCTTTGTTTTGTCTTTCACTTTAGAAAGGGCTTTTGCCACCCTAAATAAACTTTCCTCTCCGCTTATTGAACCATCTTTGAAGCCCTTGAACATTTTCTTAGTTTCCTTGGCTCCGAACAGTGTTTTAAATGCGTCCACTTGACTATCAGACATTTCGGTTCGGCGGATGTTAAACTCACGCATACTATCGGCTAGGTTATCGAAGTTTCTGGCTCCACCCTTTGTTCCTTTTATCATCGCGTTTGCAATTTGGCCGCCTGTGAGCTTCAAGTCTTTAAAGGTGGAACTGTATTCATTCATCGTGTCTAATAAATCATCAGCCTGGT